CTTATAAAGGCTGTTGCAAACATCACCCCTATCACTACGAACGATTGTAAAAATTTTTTGTACACCTTAACCATTTTTGCCCACTCAATCATAGGTTCTCCTTTTATCCTGCACTACAGGAACATGAGTTACATTTAAAACGACCCCTTTCGGGAGGAATTAGTGCTGGTGCAATCTCAAAGGTTTTTCCACACGACATACATTTAATAGATGCCTTTTGGAATTGAGGTGCTTTTGGCATTATACCACCACCTTTCGGCTTGTCAATCCCCATTTGTTTATCAAATTGTGACGCTTCTCCTATTTCTCTTATCTCGTCAGCAGATAGTGTAACACCGTCCATGAAATCGGCTTCTTTCGTCTCAGGTGTTTTCTTTTTATTTTTTCTTTTTCTTGTTCCCCGTCCGCGTTTCCTATTATTAGACTTATTGGAAATTTGTGCCAGCATCTTTCCCAAGGAGGCTATTTCTTCTTGCGATAAATTGTCCAGCATTTCACGAAGATCATTTTTATTGCCCATGTTTAAAAGCCTTTGATTTTTGAACGCTAAGAAAAATATCACTAATATTTTTAATTGAAGACGCTAAATAGGTTAGGCGATCTCCTCTTTGTTGGGCATATCTTTTTATTTGCTGCACCTTGGTTGCATAGGTATCTTCTTTAATAGCTTGATTAAATTGGCTTTCCCACGATCCTTTATACTGCTGTTCTCTTCCAGCTAGACTGCTGCGTAATATATGATCTGCCCAGTTGACGCGAGCGATTTCACGATTGTAGCTTCTCTGTAGATGAAAAGACAAAGAGGCCAATAGAAGAGCCGCTTCCGCGCAATGCTCTGGAGTTAATTTTTCTATCTGGTTTCGCGAAAGCTGTAGGTATTGCTGAATAGAATCATCGTAAAATTCTTTTTTATAAGGAGGAATGCCTAATTCGGATTCGTAGGAATCTAGAATAGAATCGAGTTTCTCTAGACGTTCTTTTACTGGATTCTCGCTAGCCATTGTTCTTTATTCTCATTAAAAGGGAGTTCTATATAATTAAGATTGTTCAAGACGCACCATTCTTGTAGCTCTCTGTCTCTCTTTTTTTGATTTATGAAGTCTTGAGCGCATGTATGATATAAACTATTAAAACTGTAGTGCTGCGCGCCATGCACTTCAATAACGGTTTTAATAGTGTTGATGTAAAAGTCGAGAAACACCTTTTTATTGTACCTTAATCTTACAGAGACCTCTTCACACAGTAGGAGGGTTGGATAAGTATCCTGCAATAAAGATCTGGCAGTTAAATGAATCTGTGAACGAGGGCGTGCATTCGTGCCTCGTACTGAGCTAGAGGATATTTTCCATTTATAGATATTACCATCTAAATCTTTAACCTTCATTCTTTTTCGGTTGCTGAGGAGTAGGTATTAAAATAGGAAAGGTTTTTGAATCTTCAGTTAAGGATTTTTCTTCCCCTTTAGCCATAGCTCCTTGACTAGAGCCCTCAATAGGTAACTTGAGAATATTGTCATAGGATGGAGTGGCTTCCCCTTCATCAAGAGCCCACAACACCCCTTGTTCTCGTGCCCATTTTCTCATTCTTCTAACGGGTACAATAAAATTGAACGTTTCGCCCGCTCCTCGTACAAGCATTCCAACATACTTTCCGGAGTCGTCACCTCCTCGTTCGGTAAGAAACACGCCGCCTCCTGAGGAGCCCGGAAAGGCCGTTACAGTGGTTTGATCAAAAATAACGCCATCTCCATTGCCCAAGTTTAAAACACGCCCAATCTGGGACATAATTCCTCGCGTCATGGAGTTAGAACCTTGCTGTCCCAGTAATGAGCCTACATGATATAGCTCTTTACCGATAGCAACCGGCTCGTCACTTGCCAAAAAGACAGCGTTTTTATCAACAAAATTCTTTTTCCTTACCATAAGGAGAGCTAAATCTTCTCCATTTTCAGAATCTGAAAATTTTAGTACCTTGGCGTCCATTTTAAGCTCTCCCACTCTTCGCCCTTGTTCGATCAGCTCTTGAACAATTTGAGCATCCTTAAACTCTACTACTTGGCGAGGCATTCCGTTCCGTATAATTGTTCTTACCGAACGCAAGTTGCTAATAACATGACCTGCGGTCCACACAAAATTAATTTTCTCGACATTATTCCCTTGTGTTTTTACATTTCTGGTAATCAAAACTCCCGAACCCTCACTCCTCCCTGCTTTAATAGTAACGGAAACGTCTTGTAGCTGTTGTGCCAAGTCTTGAGCCAAGACTAGAGACGCCATCATCAACCATACCGCAACACTCAAAAAAGTCTTTTTCATAATAATTTACCTTTCAATTCCTACCATAGAAAAAATGTTGTTTTCAAATTCCGTGTACTGATCCGGATTCTCTTCCAAATGTTTTGCTAAGTTAACCTTGCCTTGTATCTTTTTTTCATCCGGAAGCATAATCCACGTACCACTTTTTTTTACAAGGTCAAAGTCTATCATAAGATCTGCTAGCTCCATCTCCTTCCATATTCCCCTCCCGTATTTGATATGACTAGCAATCTTCTGGCCCGGTGGGCCGATAGCTGAAGTCACCACCTGCCAATGAACCGTTTGACCAACTTGAGATTCTCCTTGTAGAATAGGTGTCATATGACTTGCATGTAATTTAACATCAACTTGATATTTTAAAGCAGTTCCAGATTTTTCTACGCGAGCTTTCCCTCTTCCAAACGTTGAAATATTAGCCATGAGGTGTGTGATTCCTACCACCGTAACCTTATTGATGGGAAGGGCCGGGGCAATACGTCTACAAAATTTGGCTAGTATCTTTTGGACCGTCATTACCTGATGGTCAGCTAAGTCGGATGTAAGTTCGTTTTCGCTAGCCAACGCAGAAAAGGAATCGATAACGCATACAGAGTCAGGACATTGAGCAATCAGTTCGTCAAAAATACTCAAATACTTTTCAGCTGACAAAATATTTCCTCGCTCAGATTGAATGAGTTTCATTTTTGTTGGGTCGGTGTCTAATTCTTTAATACCTTTCATATCACGACCGCGAAGCCTTCCTTCTACATTTCCATAGTAAATTTTACGATCAAACTTTTGAGCATTTGCACAGAATGTGAGCGCAGTCACCGTTTTTCCAACCTTCTCTGGTCCGGTGAGTATAAATAAGGAGCCCTCTGGAACTCCACCTCCCAATGCTATGTCGATTTTAGGACTCACAGAGATAATGCTTAACTCTTGGTCTAAAATAGAAGCTGGGTCATGGATTACATTTCCATATTCCTTGATGATATCCTTCGTCATTCCAATTCCTCTAGTCGTGAAATGATAGATCTTTTTTTATTGTTACTCGTAAAGCTTTCTTTCTTGCCGAAATCATAAGACAAGTTATCTTTACTACAGTCGCGTTTCTTATAAGAGTATGCTTCAATCTTTTGATGAACCCACTTGGGTCTTAAGCTAATTATGTATTTATTTTCTCTAAGAAACGCTACAATCTTTTCCACTGTATGTTTTTCTATTAACTTAGTTAAACTTCTATTGTTAATTTGTTCCTGATAAAACTTTTGCCAACTCTTAAGGTTGAGATCTTTAGTATAAAATCCTCTAGGTAGTTCTTTACGTTCCTTAGCTGCTTTATTTTCACATATCACTTCTACGATGTATTGTCTGCCCGTGACCCATGAAAATCCCTGATCATCTACGTCCGGAGAGTATCGAGAAGGATAGCATCTAGCGTCAGTTCTATTTTTAGCCATTGCCCTTAATCTTATGAACCCAAGGTTTTCTACTTGCTTCTCTAGGAATTGTTGATTCTTTGGTTTTATTATCATCTATACGTGTAGAAGCCGCCGGCGTCATAATTGTAACACCCTCTTGCCCACTAGAAGTTTTATTAATAAATAAACTAGATTGTTCTATTGCCTTTTGAATCACCAATAGCTCTTTTTTAACAAACGATAAACTTCTATCAAGTTGACGAGCCATGTCTCCTTCTGAAATATTGTCTAATAGCATCCCTTTAAGACATGAGACTTCAACATCTGTCAGTTTACCTTTTTTCATAATAGCTCCCTTTCTGCGTTGGTTAAATACGCAAGATTTCTAGTCTTGAGAAAGTTTCTATAAAATTCAAATGCTCGTTCCTTGACTTCTACAAACCTCCATTCTAATTTCCCTGCATGACCAAGTCTTTTAGAGGCCATTCCTTCGCTATACATCCCTATAGGATTAAATAACTTGCCGTAACGTCCTCTCTTAGCATAATACTTAGTTCTATTTCCAATCTGAATTCGCATAGCATAGGCGTCTGCAGATTCCTGAGCATCTTCAGAAGTCATAGTTAAACAAGGATCTCCGTCTTGCATGTAGTCTTGAGATCCAATCATAGTGTATATTGTCTCTATTCTTTTTATATCTTCTGTAGGCTTAGATGTTTTAATGATATGAATATTCTTTGAATCTTGACTTTGTTCCATTTACTTGCCCTTTTTCTTTTTTGATGGCTTATTCATACGACTCATACCCTTTGGCAGCTTTTTCATACCTCCAGATTTTTTAGTTTTGAATCCTTCTACCATATCTTCTAATTGAGATTTACTATATTGTGTTGATTGTTTTTCAGCATATTGGCCGATAGTTTTGCAATCAGAAAGGGACATTGATATAAATCCTCCTATGTTATCTGCTTCAAAATCCCTATCCATTTTTTTACTTTTACATGATAAGCATTTGATCTTTACTTTCTTTGTGTCATATTCAGAAACGCTACAAAACAAAGACGTTGCTTCCGAACATTTACGACATTTAAACGTATACTCAGGCATTCCGATATCCCTATTGTACTCTCAAAAAAGAGTGGATGGTATGTGATATAAATAAAATAATAAAAAAATTTGTATCGTTGCTAGAGACACGGCTATGGCATTAGACTTTCGTGGATACTTAGGCCATAACCAATATATTACGGATATAGACATGTAAGTTCCTATAAATTTACATAAAATAAATAAAGAAACATCTCCATTGTCTAGCCCTATCAAATATTTTCCCACCGGGTTCTGTTCTACTTCATAAATAATATCTCTATTTTTACTCAGCCAGTAAGTATCAATAGCGGCAACTGCAATAATAATTGCACAGCATATGTGAGTTATTAATTTATTAATTAAACGCATTTTGACCATCCGCATTGTGTGCAAGTGACGCACCCTTCTTGACGTACTAAGCCCGTACTATTACAGCTGAAACATGCTCCCTCCTCCTTGGCACCGTCAGGAATATATTTCTTGAGCGCTCTCGACATACTTTTGGCAAAGCTTGTCATATCGCCTTTGACTTTTTCGAGTTGCTGTACTACGTAGTGTATATCAGCTCCATGACGGAGCGCCGTTGAAGTCATTCTAGTTAAAGCGTCTTCTTCTTCGCTACACGTTGCATTGATAGGAGAAATTTCTGAGTCATCTTCAAGGACTGCTTTATACATACCCTTAGGTCTCTTCTTTTTAATAATAATTCCAGCCTTTACTTTCCTATCGATGAAACCGTTTTTGCCCGCAAAGACCTCGTAGGGGTCGTTATTGTACATTCCTACTAAGACAAAATAAGACTCTCCCTTAACTTTAATATGATGTACTTCACAGGGTAATTCACCCGGTCTCTCTGGCGATTCTGTCTTCATTATACGATCCAAATCGTCCCTCAGGGAAGACTCTTGAGATAAAACAGAAGTCATAGTACCTGATCGGTAGGTAGTAAAGCCCTTGATACCATTTTGCCACGCTTTTTTATATACTGTTTTAAAATCTTCGTAAGGATAATCATTAGGTAAATTAATTGTTTTGCTAATAGCAGAATCGACCCACTTGGCAAAGATAGCCATTGTATTAACGTGCGCATCTACGTTTAAGTCCAAAGTACAAGCAGTAGAAGGCGAGTCTGGATTCCATTTATCTTCTTTTTTAAGATGGCTCACCCCATAGTCTTCAATCCATTCCTCCTTCAATAATCCTCGCGTCCTATCAAACTTCCACACTTTATCTTCAAACTCAGTGGCCAGCAAGTCCTCGTCGCCCTCCTTAATCCATTTCCATTCAGTGTCCGACTCAAAAGTTTTTTTAGACCAATTAATGTTGGTTGGAATGGTCATACTTTCAGGAGGGTGCGGTTGAATAGAGGTTCTGACATAGCCATGCATAAACAAAGGCTCAAGGCCGCCACTTACCAAGTTTGCAAAAACTGAACTGTTTCCTGTGGGTTGAATAGAGGTAACGTGAGAATTTCTCATACCACATTGCTCAATCATTTTTCTAGTTTCTTGATTGAGCTGTTTAACAAAATTACTTTTTAAATATTTTTTTTGGTCATAAAGGGGAAATGTCCCCTTTTCTTCAGCCAGTAACGCAGACGCTATATAAGATTCGTTGGCAATAAATTCCATTAAATCTTCAGTCATCTCTAGGGCTTTTTTACCACCGTATTTTACGCGAGCCATAAGAAGGGCTGACCCATACCCCATAACTCCAAGGCCTATTCTTCTTTTAGAAAGTAGATTTTCTTTTTGAATTTCTAGAGGCACGTAGGTTTTGTCATTAACATTATCCATTAATCGTACCGCTGTATGAACGACATCTCTAAGCTCATCATACTTCCACTCTTTAGTTTCAATATCTATAAAATGAACTAGGTTAATTGATCCTAAGAGACACACTCCTCCTATGGGTAACACCTGTTCTCCACAGGGATTGGTAGCTGAGATATGTTCGCAGTAATAAAGATTATTCATCCGGTTCATATGGTCTACAAATAAAACACCCGGTTCGTTGCGATTATAAGTATTCTCCATAATTAGGTCCCATAACTCACGA